TACTCCATTTAAATACCCAAATTCTGTGTTAGATATTGTACCATCATGTATTTTAGTAGCATCAATAGCAGCTGATGCATTAATATCAGCATTAACTATAACACCAGCACTAATAGCTGCAACACCTGTATCTGCTATAGTAATGTCTCCAGATACTACATTGTCTATCCATTTAGATGTCCCAGTGTCATAAAATAATAATGCTGCATCTGCAGGTGATGTAATATTAGTATCTGTTAATTCTGCTAATGTATCAGCTGTGGCTACTTGTGAATCTACATAAGCCTTAATAGACTGCTGTGTAGCTAATTGTGTAGCTGAATCAGAAGCCATATTATCTTCATCTAATATAGCAGTTCCTGATACGCCTGTGTTTAATACAGGTGATGTTAAAGTTTTATTAGTTAATGTTTGAGATCCAGTTAAAGTAGCAACTGTAGAATCAATAGCAAATGTAACAGCATTTCCAGAGCCAGAAGTATCTATACCAGTCCCTCCAGTAAATGTTAATGATTCAGAATCTAAATCAATTGACAATGCTCCGCCTGTATCAGCTTGAAAGTCTAGATCCTCAGCAGTAATTTGTGTATCTACATAATCTTTTACTGCAGCAGATGTAGGTAATGTTGTATCATTATCATTAGAACCAATACCTTCGGATTCTAAAACGATTGCTGATGCTTTAAAATTATCTACTTCAATATTTGAAACTGTATTATTATCAAAGTCAATAGTTTTATTTGTAAGTGTTTGTGATCCTGTTAATGTAGCTACAGTTGAGTCGATAGCAAGTGTTATTGTTTGTGCAGAACCAACTGTATCAATACCTGTACCACCAGTTATAGTTAAACTTTGTGAGTCTAAATCTATAGACTGTGCACCACCAGTATCGCCAGAAAAATCTAAATCTTGTGCAGTTACTTGAGAATCAACATATGCTTTAATTGATTGTTGAGTAGCTAATGCAGTTGCACTATCAGATGACATGTTATCTTCATCATTAATAGCTGTAACTGTAGCACCAGATGCTAAAGCTAAACTTGTATTTGCAGTTAATGTAGTAAATGTACCCGCAGCAGGAGTTGTACCCCCAATAGTTGCATCAACTGTACCTGCATTGATATCAGCTGTATCTGCTACTAAACTATCAATATTAGCTGTACCATCTAAATGTAAATCTTTAAATTCTAAACTAGATGTACCTAAATCAATATCATTGTCTGTTACAGGAACTATAGCACCATCTTGAATTTTAACCTGTTCAACTGCAGAAGAAGATACATTTACATAAAACTCTAAATGATTATTGCTATTGTCAATTACTACTTTGTTAAAACCACTTGAATCTCTTAAAGTAGATACAGGCCCACCATCACCCGCAGTGCCATCATGCGTGTGTCCTGTTGTTGCATTAAATGCAGCTAATAACTGATTAAACTCATCATTAGTATCTGCAGCTGCAATCGTATCACCTGTTGTGTATGTTGATTGTCGTGCACTATATCCTGCCATTATCTTCTTCCTCCTGGAGTAAATTCTAGTTGAAATCCTTTAACTGAAAATGCATCTGTTTGATTTCTATCATCTATTTTCAAAGCTACTGCAAATCCAGATCCTTCTACTGTTTGTCTTATAAGTGGTGTACCTGATGCTCCATACAATGCACTACCATAAATAGCTGTACCATATAAAGCTGCACCGCCTGCTGATGTTAAACTTATTTTATTTGGTTGTGGTGTATCTTGACTATCATAGTCATATCTAACTGCTAAGTCAGCATTTACAGTTGTACCTTCTCCTTCGTAGTTTAAATTAATCCTTTGCATATATTTTCTTAAACCAGGATCACCTAATACCATATCTGGAGATCTGTATGTTGCTATAATTGTGTCTGTACTTCCAGCATTAGCAAATGTATTACCTACTTCCATTTTATAAATATATCCATCAAACCCACCAAATACTTGTGTTTCAGTTTGTGAAATAAAATCAGAATCTGTACATGCAGGTTTAATTCCTACCATATCTGAATATTCAAAACCAATCTGTCCTGTATTAGGGTTATTTTTTAATACACCTATAATTCCTTTTGATGATGCTTGAGAACCGCTTGTTGTAGGATAAAATAATCTATATTGTGATTTATCTCTAATAACTAATGATGTAACTCTGTCATGTCCTATATCATCAATTCTAGCTTGTATCTGTCTAGATACAGAGCCAAGTTCAACGTCACCAATTCTAGCTGTACCAGCAATAGTTCTTAATCCATCTGGTGCTAAAAATATAACATCACCACCAATCTCTTGAATACTACCACCATCTCTACAACCAATATTTCTTGTAACTTCTTGTACTGCAAAATCACTTTGTGTAGAACCTAATAATTTATAAATTCTATCTTGACAAAATATAAATAATTCATCTCTAAATACTTTTAATCCAACTACTTCAGAGTCAACTTTAAACGATCCTCCACCTTGGGCAGGTCTAAAATCATCTTCAGAAAAAGGTGTACTAAATATAACTTCTTGTGAGTTAGTTGCACCTGCATAAAACATATGGTTTTTAAATGCTTTTACAAACTTAGGATTTGTAGGAGCTGTACCACCATCAGAACCATTTATAACATCTACAGCAAAACTAGAGTTAATTGATTGTGCAGCTGAATGTCCTGTTGCTATAATTACTTTATCAGTACCGTTAAAGTTATACTTTTCAAAATCATATGCTCTAGTAGATGTACCTAAACCTGTAGTTAAACTTGTCCAACTACCTGAAGTTGTACCTCTATGTATATCACCACCTCTAGCTACAATTATTTGACCATTAAATACTATAGCACAATCTATAACTAAACTTGTATTACTAGATCCTTGTGGTACAATTGTACTATTGTATAATGCTGTACCACTAACTCGTCTATATCCACCTTTAATATCTGGCTCAAAATTTCGTAATATAAGTGCTTCACCAGGAGCCATAGAAAACACATCTTTATTAAGTGTTAAACCTCCTGCACAACTAACTACGAATGGTGATATTAAATCAGTAGATGGCATTATGATGTAATTTTCTTATCTGCTAATCTTCTTAGTGTTTCTAACTCGTTAAAATTTAAATCTCTAATTATATCAGATACATCTTCACCTTTTTTGTATTTATCAATATAATCATTAATCTGTTTAGTATTTAATTTATCAGACAGATCTGCTTTTTTTACAGACTCTTCTTTATCTCTACCTTGCATTTTAAATTTATCTGTTTGATAATTCATATTATCTTGAACTTTTTTATTATCTTCTCTAATAGCCATTAGTTAACTCTGCCTCCTATGTTTAGTGAAATACTTTCTGCTATTGTATCTGTTCTCATGTAATCATTTTTAGTTGCGTAATCTACTTTTAATAATCTTAATTTTCTTTGAAAGTCTCTGTCAGCTAACTGTGCATGTTGAGGATCAGATCTTAACATATATGTGTAATATTTTGCCCTATCTATAATTAATGTTCCAAATCTATCTGGTAAACTCATGGTATCTCCATGAGCAGATAAATCTGTATGTGTTGTGTAATAAATATAATTTACTGCAAACTCATTACTATTTGGTCTTGGGCTTACACCAAATGTAGAATGATTTGGTAATATATAAACTCTTAATGGGTTTGCATAATTACCACTATTATTTGTATCATCAGTAGGTTTATAATTTTGTATATAATTATCGTAAGATACATATGTCATCTTTCTGTTTAGTATATCATTTCTAGATATTCTTACATAATCAACTGTAAAATCTCCAGTTGTAGATAATTGTATATGTGTAGTTGTAGCAGTTGCAGTAAATGTAGTGTTTAAAATTTTACCTTCTCCATAGTTAGTAACTATTATACTACTACTTTTATTTTGTGTACCACCTGCACTTGTACCAACAGCTACATCAAGTGTGTCTGAATTTGCATTTGAGTTTAAAACTCTAACCTGTAGTTTATAAGTTTTGTTTACAACTGTAGAAAGGGATTGTGATGCAGATGCATTACTTAAACTTAATCTACCATTGCCTAAACTAGAGTATGCTGGTGATCCACTTTGAGTTGTCCAATTATTTATATTAGATGTAAACTCTCCGTTAGTAACTAATTCTTTTGGCCCAATTGAAAATGAATCCATATCTGCTTTTCTAAAGTCAGCAGGAAAATCATATTCATTATCGCCTATTTCTAAATTCTGTGTAGTTCTTGCATATAGCAAAGGTATCTCACCTGTTTCATTATAAATGTCATGTATTGATTTGTTTATAAAATCTTTAACTGCAGTCTGAATACCTCTACTTGAAGCAAAGTTAGCAGAAGTTAATTCAATTTCGTTAAGTTCTCTTAATGTTCTGTTTGTTAAAGTTAAATATGTTGTTGACATTTATTCTCCTGTTAAATCAAGGGGGGATTACTCCCCCCAAGATAATTAGCTATTAACTAAATGTTACGTTTTGTGAGTCTGTATCAGCGTCTGATCCACCTTTATCAAGTGACATCATAGTTGCCCATACTCTTACTTTCGCATTAACAGCAGCAGTAGCAACAGTTATTCTAATGTCATCAGCAGCTGAATATGCTTCAGGTGCGTTTAACAATGTTTGTTGCCCAGTACTAGTTGGTGCGACTTCGTCAACATATTGATCGGCATCTCCAGAGTCTCCTACAGCAATTGTACCTGTTCCAGTACCTGCAGTAAGAACATCTACACCTGCAGAAAGTACTAAAGTATTTGCAGGAATACCAATAACATCAAAAGTGTCAGTAGCAGCATTAGTTGTAGAAGAAAAATCTACAACCTCTGACATAACTCTCACTTGATCAGATGATGCCTTGATCAATCTGTTTGTGTTTGAACTATTATAAGCAGTCATATTTTATTTCCTCCTAAAATTAACCGATTGTAATTACGCCAGATCTTACTGCTTCGTCTCTAAGAATTTTTCTTCCGAAAACGTGTAAGCCTCTGACTACGTCAGCGAATGAATCAGGGTCTCTGATTAATTCAGTTTTTGCAATGTGATTTACAGTTGCAACTCCTGACGCATGTCCGTATAAAAATGCAAACTCATTTGATCCTGAAGAACCAAAAGTATGAGATGCTGCAGATCCACTAGACACTGCAATAGCATTTGTTGAGTACATGTTAAAACCAAATAACGGTCTGTCTGTAACAAGACCATTTCTGATTTGAGATGCACCGCCATCAGCCATTACTGATTGGTCAGAAAGTTTAGCACCTGATTTTCTTAATTGCTCAAAAAATTCAGGTGGTGCAACTAACCATCTATTTTCTTCTGGCACATCATTTTTGTCAAGAACTTTTTTAGCTGCTGACACAACGTCTGATAGAGTATCAGCTGCTGCATCACCATCAATCGGTGAACCGTCAGTTCCTGTATCACTTGCAGATGTAGAAGCGTTATCATAGATAAACTTCAATACATTGTAGTCATAGTTTTTCTTTAATGAGTATGCACCTGAAGAGGTTGCAAGAGCTTCAAAGTTAACATGAGATTGTCTTTCTTCAATATCATCTACTTTAAAAGCAAAGTATGAACCTTGATCAACTGTCATAGTGATTTGGTCATCAGCTAAGTCTTGTGTAGATACAGCTGTACCTCTTGCATAATCTGCAACAGTGATTGTTGGTTCTTTTATTATTTTAACAGTATCGCCAAAATTTTCAATTTCTCCAGCGTAATCAGTGTTAGTAATATCTTCTACCACTGATGCTCTTCTGAAGAATTTTTGAACCTTCTGACTAAAAATTTGTGGAGTGAAATTACCTGAAGGTAAGTTCGAATATCCACCAGCACTTCCAAAAGCCATGGTTGTACCCTCCTTTAGTTTAGTTTAGTTGATTGTTTAACGTTGTTCAATTCTACCCTCTAAACGAGCAAGATCAATTTCTGATTCTAGTTTCTCAAATTCATGAGGTTTTAGTCTAGAAATTTCAGTTGCAGTCCAAATTTTCTTCTGAGGTATATCAGTTTCAGTACTCTTCTTTGTTTTAGAAATTGCTTTAGCGGCTTCTTTCTTAACATTAGATTCCTGCTTTTTACTTAACTTACTAATGCCTTGATCCATTTTATATAAATCAATTGCTCTAGCAGCTAATGTTGCGTTAGATGTATTTTCATACAACCAACCTTGTATAGTAGGATCCTGTCTTTCAGCCCATTCATGAAATGAATCTTGTTGTCTTAATTCATTAAAGTCTGGGTGTAGTTTTAAAAGTTGCACTTCTGCTTTTTCTTTTGCAATTTGCTCTTGTTGCACTTTTAGATTTTTATATTTATCTTCAAGTTCTGCAGTTTGAGTAGTTGCCTTTTCTATAGCTATGGTTTCAACCATATCATATACATCGGGGTACTCTTTTCTCCATGCATCTAATTCTTCTTTAGATTTAGGAGGATTAAATTGCGAGTTTCCTGATTCTAATCTGTTACGCAAAGATTCCAATTCGTCCTTGTGTTTTTGAATAGTAGAATCATAGTGTCTTTTCAAATCGTCATAACGTTTCTTAAAGACTCTATCTTCAGCTCTAGCAGGGCGTTCAGCGATAGGAGTAGCCTGATTATCTGTTTGATCTGCAGTCTCTTCAGATGCATCGGTGTCCTTCTGTTCGGTTGCTGCGATTGCTTCTTTTTCTCTTTGTTCCCTTTGATATTTAGCTAACTCACCTTTTGCAAATGCTTCAACTTCGGCATCTTCTCCACCTCTGTCTTTATTATAAGGATTTGCATTGGGTACTTTAACTTGTTTCTCTTCGGAAACTTTTTTTTCTTCTTCCATTATTTTTACCTATTGGGTTGAGTGCCTTATGGATAAGGGTAGCTCGATTCCATAATTGTTGTGGGCTGAATTAGATTTGTTCAGTATCTATTGCTTCGTACTGATCTTCTTCAGGTGGCACAGGTTGTTGATCCATCTCTTGTGTAGCTGAAAGATCTGCTATAAAACTTTCTACAGCATCTCCTTCATCTGCTCCACCGTATCTTTTAGTTGCAAAGTTTTTTACAACTGATACTGGTAAAACTACGTTCTCTTCTGCACCTGTAAACTGATCTATTAAATCACCAGCTTCTGGTGCAATCTTTTTAAGAACCATTGCAACAGATGGAGCTAAGACTGTATCTAATACAATTTTATCTTCATCTGTTAGAGATTGAATTTTGTCTGCTACTTGTTCTGTAGGTTGCGGAGGTGCTACTCTTGTTTCAGTAGGTTTAATTCTTTTTGGCTGCATAGTTTCAGGCACTTTCATTCTACTCATATCTGGAGCCTTTGGAGTAAATGGTTTTTTACCTACTAACCCAGTTGTACTAACTTTATTTCCTGTTTCTATTGCCATTATATTCTTCTCCAATGTGATAGATTATATCTATTAATTTGTTTATCACTTACAAAATTACCTAGCATCCAACACAAAGGTTCTCCAATACCTGCATAGATTCTTCCTAATAAATCAAATTTACCTTCATTTAATCTCCATGCAATATCATTTGCTCTATGCTGTGCAATATGTTTCCATATTTTTCTGTATCTAGGATATTTTTGTATGTGTCTTACAGTTGGTTCTGCCCAAAGTAAATAACCTTTAACATGTTTTATAGATAACTTTTTAAATGTAAATTTTGTATCTCTTACCCAATCTCTAGTAGATAATTCTTTTGTTCTATGTAGATCTGTACATATAACTCTAGAAGATCCTCCGCCTCCGCCACCATTGCCACCACCTCCAGTAGTTGCTCCACCTGCAGGCCCTTGAGTAGCTTTTTGTTTTGCTGCTTTGTATTTTGATGCATCAGCTTTCATTTTTTCAGTTTTAGCAATAAAGTCTGCACCTTTACCGTCTTTAGTATAACCTTTTTTAGCAATAGTTGCTTCTCTAGTTGAAATTCTTTTATCACCAGCTTTTTCTAAATTGCCAAACTTAGAAGTTCTATTCATACCTGCATATAAATCTGTTGCAGGATTACCAGCTATTCTTTGTCCGTCTGTGCTTCCACCTCTAACATTAAAATATGTTTTATTAAAAGCTACAGCTCCTGCAGATTCACCTACTGGTTTTCCTATGGCTCTAGCAATCTGAGCTACAGGCCCACTAGATACTACTCTACCTACACTTTTACTTAAACTTTTTAAACCTGTACTAACTTTTTTAAGTGCAGTTGGTTCTGGCTTAACATCTTCTTTCTCTCCTTCACCTGCTAATGCACCCATTTGTGATACACCTCTAAATCTATTTGCAGCTGTAGGGTCAGTTCCAAAAGAACCTATAGTTGGTTGAGTAGACTCTACTTCACTAATTCCTAGTTGTGCAGTATCTGAAGTCATAGCTGCTTTATCTGTACCGCTTGCACCAGTAATTTCAGCACCTGTTACAGCTCTAATAGATTTTGGATTACCATCACCAATATACACACCATCTCTATAAACTTTACCATCTGCTCCTACTCTAAGGCTTTTTGGATTACCTTTACCTATAAGGACACCACCTTTATATAAATTATTATCACTATCTACAGTAATAGATTTTGGATTTACTTTTGGTGTAGCTGGTTGTATTTGTGTTGGATCAAATCTTGTTTTAAATTTTTCTGACTCTGATCTATATTGATTAGTCATAGCACCAGACATTTGATCCATACTACCACCAGTGTCTCCAAGCATAGGCGGTCTTTGTAAATCTGCTAATTGTTCAGAATAAGTTTTAGTTGGTCTTTCTTCACCTATAAATGAACTAGTTAAATTATCCCTAGTCATTTGTAACTGTGGATCAATTTTTCTAGCATCTTTTAGCATTTGACCTGTATAATCTATTGTGTCATCTCTACCACTTGTCTGTTTAGCTAACTGCTCAAAAGGTTTACTTATATCAGCTGTATCTTTTTTAGTCTCAGTAGTAGTAGCTGCAGCAGTTGTTGCTGTACCTAAATCAGGTATAGTTAAACTTTTAACAGGATTAAATCCAACTTTTTTATAAGAGTATTGTCCTGTAGATGGATCTTGTACTAGTTCAAAAGTTCCACCACCAATTCTATTTACATCAAAAGTTGTTGCCATATTATTCCTTATTGCGTTTGTTTGCTTCCTTCAGGTTCAAGATTTGGCGAACTAAAGCCAGCTTCCCCTGGCATCGGTACATTACCTGTTCCGATGTTGCCACCTCCAGCTCCTGTTGGATCTGTTGGCGAAGCTCCAGTAGGTACTTCTCCAGTCTGTCCCATTTGACCTTGTCCTCCAGCAGAGGCTGTATTGTTTTGATTTCCATTTGCCATCCCCATTATGTTTGCATAGATCGCAGCTTTTTCTGGATCATTAATTAATTGATCTGGATCTATATCTAAAGACTTAGCAATTTCTTTTAAACAAGTATGCCATTTTACAAATGGTGCAAGTGCAGGATTAGATGCAGTTTGCATAAATGTAATTAGTCTTTGTGATCTAACTTCTTTCTGCATTAGAGACGAAGTCCCTTGTGCTTTTACTTCCAGATCACCTTTTATGTTAGGAGACTCTTCATTAAATTGCATGTTCCAATGATATAAAGATTCTCCAAGGGGTTTCAAAAGATAGTCGTCAATATTTTTTATAACTGTTTTAATACTTAGTGCAGCAGCACCCATCAACATAGACATACCAGATGCAGTTCTAGTTGTAGACTGAACACCTGTAGTACCATGTGAATATGATGGTATACCTGTAGACTCATCAGCTAACTGTCTAAACTTATCAAACATTTGTAAGTTTTCTTGTGCAGTATTTGGAAACTTAACTCCATGTACTGCTTGACCTGTTTGTCCACTTTGTCTTCTAAATATTTTACCAGGAAATACTTTCATATCTTGTCCTGGAACTAGCATAGTTTCGTCAACATCAAATACTAAGTTACCTGCTAGTGCTAAGTTATCAATAGCCATTCTTGCATGACCATTCATAACCATTTGTGAGTCTTCCATATTTTCTGGAATACCTACTCCAAAGAATTGATATGGATTTAATTCATATGGACATACTAAATATGGAATACGTTTTGGTGTAAATGGATTCTCTACCATTCTTAAAACTTTACCACCACATATCCATACATTAACATGTATTACTTCAGAATCAGTTGAATAATATACACCACATTCATCTGCAGTTTTTCTATCAATTGTTCCCCAGTATTCTAATACTTCGTATCTATTTTTATAAATACTTGTAACATTTTCTCTATCATACAATGAAGATTCAAATCCTCTTGTTTGATAGTTTGGCCCCATCTCTAAACATTCTTGAATAGCCTCTTTGTTAAACATAGGCTTTTCAGATAAATCTTCTAACTGTTGTTTGTTAAAAGAATGTCTTTGAATTACATAATCACAATCATGAATGCTTGTAGCATTTGGATCTGGATAAAAATCCCAACATGATACAGCTTCAATAGATGGAACTGATTTAGTTTTTGAAATTTGTACTTTAGTTATGTTACCTTCTTCATCTTCAGAAGTATCATAACTATTATATGTTTTAGCATCTGTAAAAGGCCCTTTTAAAATACCCGTACCTAATAACGCCATCTCAAAAAATACATGTCTTAAAACTGTAATAGCTTTACTTTCTTCTAATTGATCATGTATTAATTTTTGCATTGCCTCTGCAGCTAACTGAGCAGGTTCAATCTGTGGTGTACCAGTACTAGATGGCCCGTCTTCAAATCCTAAGTTTTTATACTCTTGTGCAAGATCTCGCATTAATTCTGTAGCAGTTGTTCCAGGCGGTACTTCTTTACCATCACCAGGAAAACCATATGGATCCATCTCTTCTGGAGATTGAGATTCCATCTGTTGCTCTTGCGGATTTTTTAAATGAGCTTTTTCAGCAATTCCTTCAGTTACAGAAGTTGGGCTAATACCTAAAGGAAATTTACCTTGAGAGAAAAGAACTTCTATAATTTGACCAAATGATGCAAGTACTTTAGTCTTTGTTATCTTAACAAATACTCTAGACTTTTCATTGTCTCTAAATGCCATTTCTGGCCCATACAATCCTCTATAGTTTCTGTAAGACTGCAACCATCTTTTTTCATCATAGACTTTTGCTGTCTCTGCTTCTTGAAACTTAGATCGTACTAAACCAACTAAAGCATTATTATCGGATTCGTATCCGCCATTCTTTTCTTTATCTTCTTCCATCAAAACTAATAATCTCTTTCTTCAGCCATTCTAAAGATTGCTGGATCTACTTTTGATTTTGACTTACCTTTTGCATCATTACCATCACCAGCAGTAGAACCTTGTGTTACTTTTGAATTAGGGTCTATTGCTAATTTATCGTTTGGTCTTTTTGCTACATCAGGTGCAAGTTCTCCGTGCTTATATCTTTTCATCATTGGGTTTGCCCTCCTATTAATTAATAATCTTTTTCGTTTGCCATGTTAAATAAGCTATCTTGAACATGCTCTGAACCTGACTTAGTAGGTACATCATTATCTGCTAAGTAATTAGCAGACTTGTATTTTCCAGGTGCATGTTTTTCAAAATCAATATTAACTGATTCTCTGTTAGGCTGTTTGCCTTCAGGTGCATCACTTAATTGACCTTGTTGTACTTTAGCTTTTGGATCAAATTTCATTTCCATTGCTGTCTCCTATATTTTTATCTTTTTTATTTTTAATATATTTTTAGTTGGTATGGTAGTATGTCCACCACCTTGCTTTACTTCTTTGTCATTTTCAAAATTAAAATCTGACATTAGTATAGTCACATTCTCATCTTGTTTTATTAACCATCCAACCGTGCAACATATGGCAGTTGTGGATTTTTTTATATCATTAAGATCAATCCATGAGCAATCTGCAATGATATCTTCCCAATATGCTAATACTAAATCATATGGAAAAAACTTTTTTTGAATCTCTGGTAATTTTCTTTTACTTTGCATATTCAAATTTTACGTTACCTGCTACAGATATTCTTTCTACATCAGAATTAAATGAAGATACATAATGTCTTAAGTTTGCTGGAAACATAA